GTTGGCGAGAGTAATAAAGACTTATTATGTGATAAACACTGCGAGAGTGCATCTAATTGGTAATTGCGGGGGGTTATATCATTACCCTTCACAGAAAGGACTAATTGGGATAAAAAGGAATTTATGTCATGTGTATCTAATTGATATACGGTACTATATTTTTCACTCTCAACCTCATTTAGAGTATAATTTCTTATAGTGCAAAACTCCTGTAAGTATTTGTATAAACCACAGTATAATGTTTTCTTTCTAAGGTCGTATAATCGTATTTTACCGTCCCACATACGATTACGATATGCAGGCATAAATTTATAACCAGGTACAAAAAAACAAAAGTGTTCTGATAATTCTTGCTCTACTGAAGGTTCACATTTAATATGCATGAAGACTTCATTCTTCTTTTGTATAGTGATGGATTCCATGATTAGATTCCGCTAGTAAACTTTCTCCATTCAATCATGTTTTTAATATTTTGATGTCTCCATTTAACATTCTCCATTATTTCTTTTAGAGTGTCGCATGTTTCTTTAAGGTAATCGATTTTACCTTGTGCTTCTTGTATTACTGGGTCTGAATCATAATAATAATTCATGTCACCTTTTAATATTGTAAGGCCATTTAAAGGATCATAATCCCATCCTTTTTTATCTATTTCTTCTTGTGTTAATTTGCCGTTATAATGTAGCCATTTGTCTTTAATTAGCACTTTAAATTCAGCTTCAGCTTTTTTCAGTTTCATCTTGTGAACAGAATAGATTTCTAAATATTTGGAATGTAATTTTGCGGATTGTCTAGAAGATTCATCAAGTTTCATTTCATCTATCTCAGAGTCTTCTTTCCACATTTCTAAGATTTGTTGTAAATTATTCATAATATATATTATACCATAGTTTAGTGTAAATGTAAATAGTTATTTAATTTCAAAGTAATTATATGAAAATGTAATATCAACTTGAACAAATTCAATGTCAGTAGTTTGTGTATTAAACTCTACACCAGATATACCTGTTGGGAATATACCTTTAAATTCTATTTGTTTATTTACATTATTATGTGAGCTTAATATCATTAACGTGGCATCTTCTCTATTATCTTCAGCTGTTCCACTTTGTAATATATTGTTTATCCAATTAAATGTTTCAATATAGTTTTCCATATTTTCAGTAACATTTATACGAAGTGTTAAATCTTCAAACTGTAGTTTATCACCTGTTGCTGATAAATTAACACCTTTAAAAGGTACAGATACTGGTGGTAAATTTACAGACGGTAATGAAGCAGCTATACAGAAGTATTCTATATTAGCATATAAACCACTATTGATTTTAAACTGAAACCCTACTGGGCTCAAAAAGTTCTTATTGTTTGTTAATGTACTCATACTATTATTTATACATAAAAAAAGAGGGTTCCGAAGAACCCCCTTAAAAAATAGTTAAAAACTATCCTTACTCCATGATTCCATCGACTCTGAAGATTCTGTAGTATTGGTTAGCTCTTGCATTACCAGTACCGTCAGCAGCTACGAATGGGTTTGCGACCATGCCGTATCTGGTTTTGAATCCGATTCTTGGTTGGAAATCTTGCTCACCGACTGCTTTAACCATTGTTAAAGGTACGTATGGGCAGTAGAACATACCAGCGTCATATGGGTTAGTACCTCTGTAACCAACACATACGAAATCAGTAACTGCGTATGGATCTATATACACTTTAACTCTACCGTTAAGAACACCAGCAAATGTATTACCTGTGTCATCAACGTTTAAGTTAGCACTTAGTGCAGGTGTGTAGTCTAGAAGACCAGCTGCAGCTAAAGCAGATGCTACGTCTGAAGAACATAGGATAAAGTTACCTTTACCTCTTCTTGTTTCTTTAGCAATAACGTTTGCTTCTCTTTCGATTTGCATGATAAGACCTTTGAACTTCTCAACCATCCATCTACCATCTGAATCAGTTTCAACATCAAATGCACCTTTAACAGTTACGTTTGATTGTCTAGCACCGATTTTAGCTTTATCTAAAATAGTTCTCACCATTTCTCTGTTGATTTCAGCTAAGATTTCAGTAGAAAGAATATTAGCAAGTTCGCCTTCAGCATCCAATCCGTGGATTGCTTTAAGGTCTTGAGCTAGTTCCATTGTATACTCAGCTTTTAGAGCTCTTGACTTAGCAGTAACAGTTGATTTCTCAATTGAGAATGCCATTTGTCCAAAGTCAACACCTGATGTGTTTCCTAGTTGCTCTGCTCTATCAGTCCCCATACCAGTACCAAAGTCTGATGTGATTGTTGATTCAGCTTCATCAAAGATACCGTCATTACTGTCAGTATCAGCAGCTGTACCTAAACCTGTTGGGTCTGATTCGTGAGTACCTATACCTGAGAAGTCAGTATCAGCTTCATCAAAGAAAGCCTCTGTACCACTCTGGTTAGTATATCTTGATTTCATTGCAAAGATAAGTCCTGTAGGACCACTCATTGGCTGAACGCCAGCGATATCATAAGCAATTAAGTTAGGCATTGCTCTTCTAACTAAAGAAATAAGTACTGGGTCAAAATTATCGATACCTGAACCTGTTTTGTTAACTGGTGCAGCTTCTGAAATCATGTTACCTTGTACTTGATGTCTTTCTTCTTGTAGAGCAACTTCCTGGTTTTCTAACAGTCTAGCTGTAACAGCTTTTCTGTAACGGTCGTTAATTTCTGGTGCACTTGTGTGCTCTAGAACTGGACCCCATTTTTCCATAAGTTTTGCGTCTGCATTAAACATTTCTGTTTCCCCTTATATTTTATTTAGTAAAATTTGTTATAGCTTGTGTGTATTTAGCCATAGATTCTGATAAATCAACTTCTTGATTATCTTCACCTAATAAACTATCTACTTCATCGACTGATTCACTAACTTCTTGTTTGAAGTATGACTCTTTAACAACTTGTACTTTTGTTTCAAAGTTTTCTTTGTTATCGAATTCGATATCTTCAACTAAAGATGCTAATTTCTCAGCTTCTGTTTCAGCAAGCCCTTCAGATTTTTCTCTAATTACTTCAGCTCTTTCTAATACTTGAACCTTATTATGTAATTCGATATTATCTTCTGTGGTTTTATTTAAAGTTTCTTCTAGCTCATTGACTGATTCGTTGAGTTCATCAACAAGGTCAATTTTGCCTTCCGGTACTTCGATGTAGTGCTCTTTGAACACACCTTGTAGTGAAGACATAAAGTCTTCTGCAATTTCAGTTCTTAAACCGTTATGTATTGCAACTTCATTCTCTTTCATCCAATTTTCGACTACATAGTTTAGGTATGAATCTACCTTTTCTACTAGTGAAGATTGTAAATCAGATACTTCCTCTTCAAGGTTTTGCGCGTATTCGCCTTCTAATCTTTCAATCTCTTGACTTAACTTAGATGTTAATACAGCTTCAAATATAGCTCCTGCCTTTCCTCTGAATTCTTCAGAAAGTGTAGCTTCCTCTTTAACTAATGCATCTAAATCTTCATCAAAATCAACCGCTTCAACTTTAGCTTTAGCCGCTGGCACTGGTGCCTTTTTGACTTTCTTTAAAGCGTCATCGACAGACTTGATTGATTCTTCTTCAGAAGTTTCGTCCACTTTTGCCATTTTAGCAAAAAGTTTCTGCGCGTCTTCTTTTCTAGCTTTCTTGAGCATTTCTACAGCAGCTTGGATAACACCAGCTTTAGTTTTTGGAATATTAACAGAAGGAGTTTCCTCTTTTACAGATTCTTTCTTCTCCTCTTCTTCTTCCTCTTCTTCTTTGCTGTGCATCTCTTTCTTAGAAGATTTTTCTTCAAGTTCTTCAGTTTCCTCGTTGACTTCAACGTTCTCTTCTTCTGAACTCTCCTCTTCTGAAAGTACTACCTCTTCTGTAGCAATGTCTTCTGCTAATTCATTTTTAATAGCGTCTTCTGACATTTTTATTCTCCTATTTTTGAGAGTTTAGTTTAGAGAGGAAATTTTTAAAAGCTCGAATTTCTACCTCTGGGAGGTTTTTACTCGAAGTACTTTTTATTTCAGTCTCAATTAATTCAATATCTTGTGGCTTAATGATTCCATTATCCCATACCCATTCAACACCTTCCATAACTCCATTCACAAATGCGGACGGAGCAGATGGGTCTTGAACTATATCTACTGTGGCTAACATAAAGTCATCCCCCACGTATTGGACACCATTCTTTGCTACAAGACTTCCCATACCACGACTTGATACACCAAGCTTAACACCGCCTTCGAGCAAACCTTCAACGATTTGACCCATAGGGGTTTTAAGTATTGATGCTTTTCCTACAACATCATTTCCCTGCCAATGCAGATTACTGATTTTGTGTGAAACTTTGTCAAGGTTAACTGTTGGACCCTCTGGATGGTTTAATTCCCCTACAGCTCTCCCTGTTTTAACTTGTTCGGTAACGTATTTCTCAACAGCTTTTTCAAGTGTTTTCTTTTCGTAAATACGACCGTTTTTATTCTTTTGATTAGATTGCATAAAGACGCCTTCGATGAAATAATCTTTTCCACCGCCTTTCTTGGCCTCACATATGATATCTAAATCTTGGTCTATGTGTTCAGTAATAAGTTTCATTTTATTCCTGTTCTTCTTTGTTTCTCTGAATCAAAGTAGATGCTAATTCAATTTTCTTAGCGTCTAATGCATCAGATACTTTCTGACCTAGAACACTTTCAAATTCTTGACTAGCTTTTACATTATTTCCATCTTTTAGATGGTTAACTAAATTTTCTACTGACATAATTTATTCCTCACTATTATTTATAAAAAAGATACCCTCAATATCCTAGAATTCATCTTCGTCTGGGTATAAACCAGCCGCTTTTTCTTTAGATATTTGGTTATCCATTTGTTTTTTATCATCTTCGTCCATTCTAAGTATGTTTTTAGTAGCCCATTCTATGGATATATACTTACCAACAAAATCTTGAACAGAACCTAATAATTCAAACCTTTCTCTAATCATTTCAGATTGTTTCAGTTCAGAAAAGTAGTTATCTTCTATAAAGTCAAAATATATCTTTTCTTTAAACTTACCCCAATCATCTTTAGTAATTATACCTTTGAGTATAAGTTGAGTTTTTAATAATTGCATAAACAAATCAGAAAATCTTTTTCTTAATCTGTCTATAAACTTTTTAAACTTAACTTCATCTCTTGTTATTTCAGTGGTTCTACCTAATGTGTATCCAGACTCTTGTTCTAATCTATCTACGGGAACATTTAAACTTCTATATAATTTCTTTTGGAAATATATAATATCTTCAATCTGTCCTAGGTTTTCGCCACCTGGCAATGTTGATATTTCAGTACCTCTTCCACCCTCTCTTCTAGGTAGGAAAAAGTCTTCTAACATTGACATATGTTTTTTAGTATCCTTAATATCACCTGTAGTTGCATCATAAACTAATTTGTTACGATACTGATTCATAATACCCTTGAGGTATTCTTCAGCTTTACCTTTTGGTAAGTTACCTACATCAATATAAAAGATTCTTCTTTCCGGTGCTCTACTTATTCTGTATATAACAAGTGAGTCTTCCATCATTCTTAATTGGTTGACTGGTTTAACAGCCTTTTGTAAATATGATAAGATCCTTTTCTTTTGAGGATCCATAACACCTGATGTACAATATGCTATTGAGTCAGGATATATTTTAACACCTTGGTTATATTTTCCTAACGCGTTATCTTGATACAAAAAGTATTCATCAATTTTTGTTACTACTTTTGCCCCAGTTTTAGGGTCTTCTTTTTCTTCTACTTCTTTTACTTTACGTAAACGAGTAGGATCGATATATCTTAATTCTTTTATACCAGCTTTTTGATTATCTCCATCTAATATAATATGATAAGGTAATCTGCCATCAACATACCACTTTCTGAATATATCATGTGAATACTGATTAAAGTTTAAAAGCGTTAATATATATTTAAATTCTGCACGAATGTTTTCTTTAATTTTATCACCAATGTCTAGTTTATCTAATACTACATCAACTGGAGCTTCATCGTAATCCCCTACAATTGATTCATTAATGATATCTTCTATAGCTTGGTCACACTCAGGTTGAGTTGCGATATCTCTATATTTGTAAATTAAATCGACATCAGTCTTGGCCTTATCGCCATCCATATCGATATAAGCGCCAAAATGGCCACCGGCTTTAATAACACCAGCACCATCATCTTCGCTTTTTGGTACAAATGAAGGTCTTAAAGGTTCTTCACTTGATTTTCTTTTTATTTCAAATCCAAAAAATTCTGCCATATTTTATCCTATAATATTGGAGGGACTATTGCCCCTCCTCTATTATTATTTATACTATTACGAAGTTGTGTCTGATTCCCAATATTGAATTTGGAACTCAACCGCAAATTCTTCAATAGCGTTCTCGTTATCGTATGAAAGATCGATAGCAGCAACGTTAGTTGGAAATATTCCTCTAAAGTCATATTTCTTAGTTACATTACCACCTTTATCTAGTTGTTCGACCACTGCATCTGCCATATAGTCAACAGGATTTGATAAACCCTCGTTACTTACGTTAGAATTAATGCCGTTCATCCATCTCTCCATAGCGTTTCTGACTTCCATTCCTGAGTCATTGATAACAGTAACATTCCATGGTTCAAAAGATCTATCACCTGCTAATTGTAATTGTCTGCCTCTGAATAATACAGGTACAGGTGCAATTATTGATGCAGGTAACTGAGCTCCTTTACACATAAATGATGTAAGTTCAACATCACCATTTACATATGATGGATAGTTTAGTGTTACCTTGAAAAGGTTGGCTCTAGCACCGCCACCTACAAGCTTTGATTTAAAATCATCTACTCCTAAAATTGCCATGTTCTATTCCTCCCTTAACTAGATATCTCGGAGAATTCTACTCCGGATCTTGTTGCTATAAAGTTCAACTGAATGAAATTGATGCTTCTTGCTGGCTTGACAAAAATGTCTGCAACAAATCTATTACCATCAATAACAGCTGATGTGTTATTAGTGTCATCGCAGATTACTGAAAAATCTGTTAGACCTCTTCTTCCTTTTACGTCTCTCAAGAACGGTTCAACTAAGTTTTTAAACTGTGCTCTTGTAAATTCGTCATTAATTTCGAATAACTGGAATTTTGCAGCTGTACTTACAGCTTTTTCTAAGACTATAAATAATCTTCTTACATTTATTCTGTCGAACGCAGATGGTCTCTTCAGCAAAGTTTTATCTCCAAATAATACAGTACCTTGACCAGGTGCTGATATAATTGGATTTACTCTTGCTTTATAAAGAGAATCTCTTTGTCCAGCTGTTGGATTAAATGCTAATTTAGTTATTCCTAATAGATTACCTCTATTAAATCCTGCAGGTGAGAACCATGCATCTGATAGTCTTTCAGATTTAGCACATAGACCAGCTATATGACCTGAAGCTGCAATGTATCGATAAACATCATTGTATTTATCGTAAACATATAGTGAGCTTGAATCACATGAGCCGTATGAACTTGAATCTAAATTACTAGCAAAATCTAATACTCTAGTTAATTGATCAGATGATGATAATCCTTCTGTATCATTTATTTCAGGTGATACAAAAGCCATACAATCTTTTCTATTGCCAGCAATTTCTATAACTTTATTTGCTACTGCAAAAGGAGCAGCTGGACAGAATAGTAAACTTAAATCTACTGTATCTCCATCTGCTAAATTATTATATGCATCCATAAGTTCATTAGCTGTCATTGTAAGTGTTCCGTTAGAACCATTTGCTAATGAAAAACTTAATACATCTGTACCAGTGTTAACAAAACCACCTGCTGTTGCTCCAGCCTGTGCTACTGTTTGACCAGCTTCTGTAAGACCGTCTGCATCAGCAGCAGCTCCTACATAGATATATTCAGATTTTTGATTTATAACATCTTTGAAAAACAAAGAGTTACCTGCGCTGTCTTTTGCATCAGAAGCTTGTGAAAGAAATTCATAAGTTTCTAATACAGTTCCTTTAGTACCTGTTATTAAACCATCTTCATCTTTGACCACGATATGGATTTCGTCTCCGGAATCCGCATCTATTGGTTTTGCATAATCAGATGTGCCAGGTGCCTCAGAAAATAATCCAGAATGAGACCATGCAGAAAAATTACCACCAGAAATATCAGAATGAGCAATCTCTATTCTGAGACTGTCACCTAATACTCCAGCGTATCTTGATACAAAGTTTTGTGTTGCGCTAAATGATACTCCACTTAGCAAATCTTCATTCTCGACTAGTATTCCAGCTCCGTTACAGGAATTTAACATCCCTGCCACTTTACCTCTAACCACTTTTAGTGCGTTTCCATATTTTAGATATGACGCTGCGACTAAGAAATGATCGAAGTTATTGTCGTCAGGATTTCCAAATTCTTCAGCAAGTTCGTTTTCAGTACTTACTTGAACAACTTTTCCAACCGGACCCCAATTAAATTCTCCAGCGAATCCACCAATGTTGGTTGAAACTGCTGGAACGACATTAGTAGCATCAATTTCTGATACTAAAACGCCGGGTGATACTTGAAATGCCATCGCTTTATCCTCTATTTATTGAGTTAGTTAATATGTTATTCATAATACGGTTATATTCACTTACTATTATTTATAAAAATACTGTTTCTAATGCACTAATGGTTTGTGCTATCATCTCTTCCTGCATAATCACTAACCATAAATAATCTATTAGGATGTACACTAACTCTAAATTTGGTCATGTCTTTACGGTTAACTAACATTTCAGATGCCGTATCTTTTTCAGTTAACCCTATTTCCATTATATATTTTTTATTATTGAATGTGATTCCATGCTCTATTACTGGTCTTCTATCAAAGGCCTTCAGCCCTCTTCTTGGTTCTGATATGTCTATAATATCACTGGTAAACTCAATACCATTCTTTTTCCATTTTACAGTATCGCCGTCTACTTTCATTTCGTCTACATGAAGCATAGTTGCTGATGCTGAATTACCAGTATCAAACTTTGCTCTAATGAGATTCTCTTCCATACCATCAAGTTTTATACTCTCAATATAACCTACTTCTTGTCTCATTAATGGTCTTCGATTATGGTCATCACTAAACCATAATAGTATTTCATCTAATACTTCAAAATCTGAAATCTTTTTCCCTTCCTTACCTGTTTCTAAATTATACCCTAAGAAATGTGATCTTATACCAGGACTACCATTTACTTCTAATATATAAAACTTATCACCTACTATACAATGATCTACCCCACAATATGAAGCACCGGTACACCTAGCTGCATTTATTACCAGTTTCTTTTCTTCTTCTGATAAACTATACGGTAAAGTATCAGCTCCTAAATGTACATTGTTTCTAAATTCTTTTGACTCTTTTTTCTTTCTCTCAGCAGAACCGACAATTCTATTATTTACTACAAGTGTTCGTATATCTGATTTTAGTTCAAAATATTCTTGTATTAATAAATCAGCTTTAAATTTCCATAGTGATTGACATACTGATATTAAAGAACTCATATCATTTACCTTAGATACACCAATACCTTGTGTACCTCTTAATGTTTTTATAATTACCGGAAACTTTCCGCCAATCTTTTTATGTGATTCTTCAATAGACTTAACATTATTTACTATAGCTGTTCTCGGTACTGATATATTATTTCTTTCAAGTGCTAAAGTAGATGTCATTTTATTATCACATAGTAACATTGTTTCTAAATCGTTTATTAGAAAGAACCCTATATTTTGTAATGTAGCTATAAGAGCTTGAGATGTTAGAGATTTAAGTGCACCAGCTCTAACAAATATTATAGTATTATGAATACTTAAATTAATTTCGTTATCTTTACCGTCTATATTACGAATCATAGCTGAACCAATTTCAACATCACTTGATACCATATAAGCTTCATCAATATCGATAAGTGTATATCTGACTTTATTTTTCTTACATACCTTCTCCATCAATTCCGCAAAGGTACCCTCCTCATTACCGAGGCCCATTATTACCACATGCAAATCCTTAGCAGGTGTTATATCTTCTTTTAAATACTTTGTGAACTTTTCCATTCTGTTTCAAACCATATATTTCCGTCGTCATCTTTTATATATTTATTAGCTTCAGAATCTCCACTATCTAAATATCCAAAAGGTAACATGTCGTCTTGTATTGCTTTTAATCTTTCGTTATATAACATATTCTTCATATCAATATTTGTAATTGATTGGAATATATCTGTTGTTGTAAACCATGCAAAGAGTACAAGGTTCATCATTAAATCATCATGATTCGGTGGCATAGCTTGCCATGAGTTTGCTCTTGATACAAATGTACTCATTTCTATTATAGTATCTGAATCATATATAGTCAATCTTTTCTGTTCTAATAACTCTTTAATAGAAGAACAGCCAATTCTTTTAACTCTTTTTGTCATTGTAGCACCTAAAGCATTTGCTTTTATAGTAGATTCTACAAACATATTTTCATATTCTAAATCATAATATAAACCATTACATACAATAGCACCTTGGTCATTACTTTCAATAACAACATATGCATCATTATATGTCTTTGCATATTTATAAATTATATCAGGCATTAACATTGGTGATATATTATTATCTCTAAATGTTGCTACTTGCTCAAACACTTTACCTGTTACATCAATAATAGTAAATGTTGTATAGTCTTGAGCTCGACCCTTTGATACGTCAACAGTCATTATATATTGATGACCAACATTAGGCTCTACATACACGTTAATATTTTCTTTATAATATAACGGAGCTCTACTTTGTTGTGCTAATAATGTAGAAGCATCTATTAATGTATTACCTCTACCATGGAATGTATTACCAAACTCTTGATCAAATTGTAATTCTGATGTATTTGCAATTGTTGTTTCTTTCCATTTTTCGTCTCTTCCAGGTACATCCCACCAATCAACTCGCATAGGTTTAAATTCATTTGTTTCTTGCACAGCTCCTTCCCATAGTTTATGATACACATTACCTATACCGTTAGCAGTAGAAGTAATGATAACCTTTGTATCGGTACCAGCTGAAACCACCGGATATGTTGATGTATAGAATTGAGCATCATTTTCTACGAATGCAAACTCATCAAGGAATAGTAAGTTAATTGAAAGACCCCTGATAGAACTACCAGTAGTTGCTGATGCAATAATTTTTGAATTATTACTAAACTCTAGTGATCCTTTATTAAGTGATTTACATCCAGGCTGTAAAAAGAATGGTAAATTTTCAAGTGCTAATGTAATCCTAGAGAGCATCTCTCTTGCAACTGCACCTTTGTTAGCTAAAACAGCAATAGTTTTTTCTGGATAGAATATGGCATACCATAATAAAAATACAACCGATGATATCGATTTACCACTTTGCCTACAAGCTAAAACAATATTAAATCTATTATCTTTAAACTGTTCAAACATTTTACGCTGATAGTCATATAAGTCAAATGGTACTAGACCTTCATCTAGTGAAATAATTTTTATATATGTTTCAGCAAAGTACGAAGGATCCTCCATACATTTTTGATATTCTAATATTTCTTCTGGTGTGAATGAAGTTTCTACGCCATCCCTTTTAACATTAGGATTACCTAGATAACCAAATTCATTATTCTTTAGACTTGACATCGATTACTTTATCCTTTTGTAATAACATTCTTTGTAAATCAGTTGTGCTACCAACAAAAACATTATTATTAGTTACCTTTTTAGCTTCTTCCCTTTCTTCTTTTGTAATATCTGCTTTATCTTTTTGCAGTTTCATCAACTTTTCAGTAGTATCACCTATATCTTTAATAGTTTTTGATAAAACTTCAAAGGCTCGCGGGTGCTCGCTCTCGCGTGCGAGCTCAGCTAAAACATCTAAGGACCTAGTACCGGTTTGTATTAAATCTCGATATGTTTTTCTAGAAAAATCATAATCATCTTTCACATCTTTATCAAGCTTAATCGGTCTGTCCTTTAATGTTGCTGGGACATTCTTCTCTAAGTTTTTCATCATTTTATCTTTATCCATTATTCACCATCAATAATTGTTGTTGTAACAGTATGGCTTTCAGCAGTGTCTGTGTTTCCTACTGTAAAGTCCATCTGCTCAAATGTTTTTGTAACATCATCTTTATCATGAAAATCAACATTGACTTCTCTAATAACATTAACATCTTTAGTCGGTCCATAAAACTTCATCTTCATTGTAAAGTCTAGTTGATATATTAATACTCTTCTTTCAGTATAGCTACCCTCGTATTGATCATCTATATTTACACCACCTAAAATTACTTGTACATCTTGTTTATGATCAAATCCATCTACAGGTTTAATACTTACTGAGTATTCAGGCTGGAAGAATGGTAATATCTGTTCTACTATTTGTAACCCATCATCTTGGTTTTTAACCATTACATATAATGACATACCTATATTGTATGAAGTATAGTGTTTTATTGTTTTCTTTTTACTAACATCACTACCATGAGTTTCTGATATTACATTTCTCTTTTGTAATTTTTGAGCTGTGTCTAATTCCAAACTAGTAATTTCAAATGCCATTCTTGGTAACTTAATTGCAAGTGCAGCATCAAATCCAGTTTCTTGGTCTAATCTCGATAAGAATTTTTGTTTAGGTCCATAAGCAAGTGGTACTTTAACTTGATTAATTACACCACCACCAGCTTTCTTTCGTATTACTTTTATATTATTAAATAGAGTACCAAAGACCGCTACGGACTTTCTCATTGTTGCGTGATAAAAATGATCTCCAAACATTACGGTTCTCCAAATGGATTACTTTCACTGAAATCCATAAATCCTGACTCAAAGGCCTCAAATGTAATATTCTCAGCAGCACCGTCAGTTATAAATGCTTCACCTGATGTATCGCCTAATCCATATATCTTAGTTATATTAACACTATATCCCGATTCATCACCTACTAAAGGTTGAGTAGCTGATACAATAAAATCTCTTGCATCATTAGAACCAGTGACACCTATATTTTGTAAATATAGTTTACCTACTGTATCTGAAACTTTATCTCTTGAAGCAACTTCTCCAAATACCACGATTGCTGGAGTATCTCCCACCGCGGCTACTTGAGTCTGCCTTAACACTTCACCTACTTTAGGATGGTTACCACTAGTAACTGATACATCAACTACAACTTGGAAACTACTTTCTGAAACTTTATCATCAATAATATCAAGACCAGTTTCAAATTCTTCATCATTATATTCAAATAATTTACATTGCATTTTAAATACAGGTAAATTAGATAATTGATAAAATGGTGAATCGTCTTCTACAAATGATATCTCAAAAAATGAGTTAGTCATAGGTAAGAATATTAAATCACCTTCTTGTGGTCTTGGGTTTGGTCTATCATCAAATCTTCCAATAGACTGATTCCACATTTTTCGTGATACTACGAATGTGGCTTCATCTCTTATTTCCAATCCAAATTTAGAGTATAAATCTCCATCACCTTCGAACCCTTCAACATTTTCAAAATACATTTCAATCAAATAGGCGTCATCAAAACTAGAGGCAGGATCCTCTCCTAAAATATTATCACGGTTTACTAAAGTGCGAGGTATATAATAGACATCTTGTCCATATATTTTTAAAGATTCAATAATTAAATCTTCGTATAAATTTTGCTCCGACTTTACCGCTTGACTGAAATATACATTTCTTGGCATATATTATCCTGTGTAAAAATCAACTGGTTGTTCCCAGTTGAGTCTTGCTTCTTCTTCTAATCTTTCTAAATCTGCTACTGCATCATCATATAATTGTCTTCCATTAAATGTAACACCACCTGGCATTTGCATTCCTTCAAACTTTAATAGGTTTAAACCCCATTGTTTTTTAATAAGTGCAGTTGCATATTTCTTTAAATAATAATCATTATATACTTGTGTATATGTATCTGGGTCAATAATACGATACGCTTCAACAACAAGTTTATCACCTACCTGTACTTCTTGAGACCAATCCATATGAATAGTTAATCTGTCCTTATGTCTTTCAAAGCTTATATGTTTTTCATCAGAATCAACCACTTGGTCTAATAATGTTAAGTATTCCATACTCATAACATATTCCGCTAAGCTACCCATAAACCCTAGGTTATATAAATCATTTAAATGTAATTGATATCTTACATCAAACATCTTATCACCTGACTCTGAATCATTTAAAGGTAGAAGCCTAACTACATCTGTAATTAAATCGTTTATTGGAATATATCCATTAGTGATATCAGTAGATGTAACTGTGTGTACTAGGAAAAACTTTTCAATAGCATCTTGATGATAATGTTGGTAAAACTGTAAAGCTTCATCTATTCTATCATCAAGTTGATCATCATCTATATTTACCTCAATGACAGGTGCACCTAATGATCTTAAGCAATAATCTTTAAGTGTATCTTTACTATTTGGTTTTGCCATTTTATTCCTCTTTATTAACTTGTAATTGTGCCTACTGCAATTTTATTTTTAACACCTATTCCTACTTCAACAACTCTTGCCTCAGTTAAACCTTCGTTATACTGACCATCTTCATCAAATACAGCATTTACTGTCCTTTCATAAGTTATATCAGGATTATCGCATCTATATTCGACGGTAACAGTTTTTTCGTCATCTTTTGGCTTTTCAAACTTATGTGTAATAACCATTTTAATCTTCTCCGTTTTTATTTTCGATATTTTTTAATCTATCTTCTAATCTATTTATAATAGTTTGTTGTTCTTTTATAGCTTCTATAAGTACACCTGTTATTTTTTCATAATCAACAGTCTTATATGTTTCGCCATCTATTAATGGCATTTCTGTATCTTGTACTATTTCAGGTAATACTTCTTCTACTTCTTGTGCAATAACACCTAAATCTCTTTTTCCTTTTTTAGCAGTATTATTCCAGGTATATTCTACACCTCTTAACTGTAATACTTTATTAAGAGCTCCATCAATAGTTATAACTTTATCTTTAAGTCTTTCGTCAGATACCGTTGTTGAGAATGCAACTACGTCGTTATCACAATGTAATCTACCATTATCTTGAAGTTTCATCATAGTACTAGTATCTAAATTGAAATCCATTTCAAAGTTTGCACCGTCCATTTCTATCGAGTTACCTTGATCATCACCAATTTTAGATTTGTCATTACTACTTTTATTATTTACTATTAAATCACCTTGATGAGTAATACGTACTCTTTCTTGTGTAGCAACTGTTCCACTCGTTGCAGTAGTATCACTTGTATGGAAAGTTAAATAGCCTTTACCTTCTTTTTCTTGAGAGTTAGCATCTCCGCCGTCACCCGCGTGTGCACCAATTCTTGCTTGAGGAGTTACGTTACTGTTTGAATCTGTAAATTTAAAATCAATAAAGGTATTTGGAGTAGCAATATCACCAGTCGAATTACCGTTTTCTAAAGTTAATAATGTTAAATCATCGGCAGCTACTGCATCACTTGCAATATGAAGCTTTGAGCCAGGAGTTGTGGTTCCTATACCAACCTTGTAAGCACTACCGTCTTGCCATAGTGTTAATAAACGCTTATTTGTACCACCAGAATTTACTACTCCTAAGTATGCAATCCCTCTATCACTTGACTGTCGTCCAGCTTCTATCAATAATCCTCTATCGTTTGAGTGGTTAATTAAAATTGATGCACCAGTATTATCATTATCATTACCTGCCCGGAATCTGGCAGCAAGGTTATATGCTCCATCAGTTCCTGATTGATTCACATAAAGTTTTGGATTTACAGAACCAACGTCACCTCTATTACTCGAGGTAGCTCCCATATTAATATTACCATTTGAATCAATAACCATCATTCCAGCGTTATTGATTCTGAAATTTATTGCATTACCTGCTGCTGCATTTAAAAAAGTTTGACCTGAAGAACTTTGTATCAATGCATACCTAGTCCCAGTATTTTGGTCTACATGTGAAAATCCTGCATAGTCACCATGACCTATATAACCGACATGAGCTCTACCTATTTCTGCAGAAACATCTGAATCTGGTGATACTGATAATCTTTCCCCAGGATTCATTGTTCCAATACCAACTTTACCATTAGATGAGTTTGTAGGATTTAGTATTAATGGCATTACATTATTACCTGGCTTAACTACATGAATCCATCCTTTGTGATTTGAATCAATACCAAATGCCATCTTAGAGTCTGTGTTAGCTCCACTTCCAACTGTTAATGATAATATGCCTGAATTATCACTAGCGCCTCCAGCTGAACCTTCTGTTACTGTTAGTCTTCTTTGAGGAGTAGTATTTCCGATACCAACGTTTCCACCAATAGGATTTAAGGCTATGTTATATTGAGCCAAACTTGTATCTACTACATAAGCTGATTGAATGTATGAGGTGTATGGAGAACTTGCAATAGTACCGAAAATCATACCATTACCGCCAGTTGACTGGAATTTTACAAGACCTTTTGTTTCATCTATCGTATCATTTGAAACATCCATGTGAACATGTAATGGATGTGTTGGTGTAGCAGTTGCTATGCCTACCTTTCCATTTGTATCTATTGTAAATTGATTACTTCCACCCTTTCTAATATGGAAAAAATTAGGACCAGTTCCATCAAACTCTCTATCAAGAATAAATCTATGAGTTCCATTACTATCTGAATCCTGTTTAGCTGTTATTTTATTTTGACCATCATCTACATACAGTTCAATTGCTTGGGGTGCATTTCTACCTACTCTAAGATTCCCAGTGGTGTCGCCTGAATAGAATGTGTTCACTACACCAGTAGAAGTAATAGCACCACTTGAAATAGTTCCAGCTGTAATGTTTCTTGATGAATCTATTACTGTATTGCTACTAACTTTATAACCATTGTTTGCTTGCATTACCCCTGTAATTGTTAAATTAATAGCATTTGATTGATCACCTCTTACAAAGGAAGAAGCTTGTATTCCATCTACTGTATCAGCATCTAACCCTGAACCACTGCCATCATTACCTGCGTGCCAAACT